AAACAGCAGTACTTACTATGGTAGAAAAAGATTACGGTCCGCAATATGTAAAACCGGCTGCTAGATTTATTCAAAAAGTAGAATCAATGGTTGCGCAACGTCAGGCAGAAGAAATGGCAAGCAGCAGATATCCTGAAACAGATAGAATTAAAGCGTTAGCCGGTTTAAGATAATCGGCTAACATTTTGAAAATTTTGTCAAAAAAATACTTGACAAGATAAATAACTTTGTGTAGTATTATAACTGTGCTACACATTATTAGGCACAAAGCACATAGGCAATATTATAGGAGGCATTACTATGGCATCATTAGCAGAAATTAGAGCAAAACTTGCAGAACAAGAGAACCGTTCATCAGGAACTAGTTCAAGCGGCGGCGATAACGCAATTTACCCATTTTGGAATATGAAAGAAGGCGAACAGGCAACGTTACGTTTCTTGCCTGATGGCAATTCTGACAACACATTCTTTTGGGTTGAACGTTTAATGATTAAACTTCCATTCAGTGGTATTAAAGGTGATACAAGTTCACGTCCAACTACTGTAAACGTTCCATGTATGGAAATGTACGGAGAATCATGTCCAATTCTACAAGAAGTACGTGGTTGGTTTAAAGATCCATCATTAGAAGATATGGGTCGCAAGTATTGGAAAAAACGTTCTTATATCTTCCAAGGTTTTGTTACAGATGATCCGCTAAAAGAAGATTCAACTCCAGATAATCCGATTCGTCGTTTTATTATCGGTCCACAAATCTTCCAATTAATCAAAGCAGCACTTATGGATCCAGACATGGAAGAACTACCAACAGATTACACTGCTGGTGTTGACTTCCGTTTGTCAAAAGGTTCTAAAGGTGGTTACGCAGACTACGGTGCAAGTAACTGGGCACGTAGAGAGCGTCCGTTGAGTGATGCAGAAATGAATGCTGTTAACACACATGGTTTGTTTAACTTAAATGACTTCCTACCTAAAAAGCCAGACGAAACAGCAGTTAAAGTATTAACTGAAATGTTTGAAGCAAGTGTAGATGGCGAAGCATATGATCCAGATCGTTGGAGTAATTACTTCCGTCCTGCAGGTATGGCAGCACGTACTGGTGATCCAAACACACAGAACAATACTCCAACACCGGCTCCACAACCAGCAGCAGCACCTGTACAAGAAATTGTAAATGATACTGGTTGGCAAGATCCAGCACCTGCTCCAGCAGCACAACCTGAACCAGCACCTGCTCCGGCAGAAAATGCAGGCGGCGCACAAGACATTCTCGCAATGATCAGAGCACGTCAAGGTCAGTAAAAACAATGCTGTAGGCTTGTTTTTTAACAAACAAGTCTACAGACTTTACGCTTTTTAGAATAGGAGATATACATGGCTACTAAGGCATTCGATCCTAGTAAATTTCGAAACTCATTAACTAAGTCAATTAAAGGTATGAGTGCAGGCTTTAATGATCCGCAAGACTGGATCAGTACAGGAAACTATGCACTAAACTATTTGCTTAGTGGTGATTTTCGCAAAGGTATTCCGCTAGGTAAAGTAAGTGTATTTGCAGGTGAATCAGGCGCCGGTAAATCGTATATTGTAAGTGGTAACATTGTTAAGTCAGCACAAGAACAAGGCATCTTTGTTGTGCTTATTGACAGTGAAAACGCACTTGACGAAAGTTGGCTACATGCACTAGGTGTAGAAACAACAGAAGATAAAATCTTAAAACTTAATATGGCAATGATTGATGATGTTGCTAAAACTATCTCAACATTTATGTCAGATTACAAAGACATGGCTGAAGAAGACCGTCCTAAAGTATTGTTTGTTATTGACTCTTTAGGTATGCTTATGTCACCAACTGAACTTAACCAGTTTGAAGCAGGTGATATGAAAGGTGATATGGGTCGTAAAGCCAAAGCATTAAAAGCACTTGTAACTAACTGTGTGAATATGTTTGGTTCATACAACGTGGGTATGTGTGTTACTAACCATACTTACGCATCACAAGATATGTTTGATCCAGATGATAAGATTTCAGGCGGTTCAGGCTTTGTGTATGCAAGTTCAATGGTTGTAGCAATGAAAAAACTAAAACTCAAAGAAGATGCAGATGGTAACAAAACATCAGAAGTAAACGGTATTCGTGCAGCGTGTAAAGTTATGAAAACACGTTACGCTAAACCGTTTGAAAGTGTACAAGTAAAAATTCCTTATGAAACAGGAATGGATCCTTATTCAGGCATGTTTGATTTGCTTGAGAAAAAAGGATTGCTTGAAAAACAAGGTAATCGCTACAAGTATATTGATAGCGAAGGTAACGAACATCTAGAATATCGTAAAAACTGGACAGGTGAACTACTCGAAATGGTCATGGCAGATTTACCAGCAAAAGAAGAACAAATGGTAAATATGGCAGAAGCGAACGAAGAAGTCGTGGATCATAACGAGGAGTTGATCGATAATGAATGAAGAACAGATGCTTGATGTCTGGAATCTATTTAAAGAATATCTAGATAAAAAACAAATCGATATCATTGCAGAGAAGTATGTTGACATGTTAGCAGACTACGGAGTTGATGATATCGAATTTAAATCAATGCTAGGTAATGATAAAGATTTAGATTCTGCTATTAATTACTTTCTAGAAATGGATGATGTTGATTTAGATGATGCATACGATGATTGGGATGAATAATGGCATGGTATAGTCGTGTTAGTAGAGATATTTCTCAAATACCGGCAGCAATACAATACTTTGAAACTGAGTTAATCGAAGCAAAAAGAGAATGTAAAATCAGCGGCAGTATCGAAAAGGCTGCCGCTGCTATGCCTGGTATTGTTGAGCACAGATTCAATCAACTTCAAGAAATTGAAGCAATACTTGAATACCTAAATATTGAACTAAGAAAATTACGTAGCCAATTTTTTAAGAAATATCTTGAAAACTATCAACGTGCATTAAGCAGCAGAGATGTTGAGAAGTATGTTGACGGCGAAGCAGACGTTTGTGACTACGAAAAAATTATCAATGAGTTTGCACTCATGCGTAATAAATGGTTAGGTGTATTAAAAGCACTTGACCAAAAGCAATGGCAACTTACTAATATTGTGAAATTGCGTGTAGCAGGAATGGAAGATGCTACTCTTTAAACCACAAGTAATCAACGTGTTGTTGAACAATAAGTTGATATCCTAAATCCTTCATATAATTGTAGTAAGTTAGATCACCTGACTTACTACCGTTATCTTCCATACAGATATATGTAATTTTTTGTTTAGTCCAATCAATGCAGTCCATGATAGTAAGTTCTGCACCTTCAACATCAATTTGTAAGTAATCAATTGTTTTAGGAAATTTCATACTTGCCCAACTTTTAGTAGGTACTGTAATGCTACTTGCTTGATTAAGTCTGTCAATGTGATATTGATCTAATGTTTCTGTAATTCCGTTCCATGCAGGATCATTGTGATATGTGCTAAATTCAATAGTTGTATCTTCTTTCCAAATAGCAACATTTTCGCATCTACATCTACGATTACGTTTTAGTTGTTCAAAACTTGCAGGAGTTGGTTCTACACAAACTCCGTCCCAACCTGCTCTTTCCAAAATATATGTGCTGTTCTTTTTACGACCATCAAAGGCTCCAATTTCAACATAAAAACCTGGCTTGTTATTTTTCCAAACAGCATCTTGGAATATTGCAGTCATTCTAGGGTGTTTCATAATTGTATCCAAACTTTGTTATTTCATCATTGTATTTATTATATACATACTTAATTGTACTTTCGGTATAGTACTTTTTGTAATTATCTCTTTGTGTTTTATTAATATGCGGTAATGGAATATGTATGTCTAGCATATCTTGAATAAGTTTAAAATCTTTGTTTAAAGTTTCAAATTTTAAAACATAGTCAACATTTAAATATTCACTCTGAGGTGTAATGTGTCCATTATGTAACCAGTATTCAAATCCCTTGTTTAAAAACTTTTTCTTTTTGTTTTGAATTTCAACATTATACTTGTCTTTGCGATTATCTATTAAATGAGGATTATTTTTAATCAAGTTGAGATTGTAATCTATTTTTTTATATTCATAAAAGTAAGAACTAACTGCCCAATCCCAAGGATTACGCACTACTGCAAAACTAAAATTAATATTAGGAAATTGTTGTTTTGCTTCATCTAAACTACAATGTAATTTCCAGTGTACACAGTCTGTGTTATCTAATAACCATTTTTGTATACTACTACCACCAGTTTTAGGATTGTGAATAAAACAAAGATTGTGTTCTTTTACAAATATTGCCATAGAAATATTTATTAAATACACTATGTCACAATGGATAGATAGATGGGCAAAGCCTGAACACACTGAAAGCAGAAAAGCAGAATTCTTAGCCGTAGATAATCATTTAAATTTTGCTCCTGTAAACATACTAGATATAGGATGCGGTTTAGCAAAAGAAAGCGAATATTTTCAAAAAAAATACAATAGTAATCTTTGGTTGTTAGAAGGCGAACAATCTAATACAGGAAGAGACGTTAAATGGGGTAGTGCTGAAAGTTTTAGTTTTTATAATAAAATAAATGATTTAAAAACATCGTGGAATTCGAGACAACTAAGATACAATTTTGTAGATGCTAATAATATACAAATAGATGACGATGTAAAGTTTGATTTAATTTACAGTGGTGTAAGTTGTGGATTTCATTATCCTGCAAATACTTACAAAAATTTAATTAAAAAACATTCACATGAAAATACCAAAATTGTTTTTGACTTGCGCACAAGAATAATACATCAAGATGTTGAGATATTAGAAATCATACAAGAAACTAAAAAACAAATTAAAGCAGTTATCTGTTTTACAAACTAACATAAACTACGCATATAAATACTGCATGAAAACAGTATTAGTTACAGGTGGATTCGATCCATTACATTCCGGACATATTGAATATTTTAAAGCAGCAAAACAATTAGGTGATAAACTAGTAGTTGGCTTAAACAGCGATGAATGGCTTGTAAATAAAAAAGGTAGGCCATTCATGCCTTTTGAAGAACGTGCAGCAATTGTAAAAGAACTTGCTTGTGTTGACGAAGTAATGCTAGTAAAAGATGATGACACTGGCGGTACAACACAGGCTATCGGATATTTACTAGCAACAAATACAGGTAAATTGATTGTTGCAAACGGCGGTGACAGAGTTGATGGAGAGATACCTGAACAAAAACTCTATGGGGATCATAAAGACGTAGAATTTGTTTTTGGAGTAGGTGGTGAAGATAAGAAAAACAGCAGCAGTTGGATTCTTAAGAATTGGGACAAACCTGTTACAAAACGAGCATGGGGCGAATATAAAATATTAGATCGCAACGGCGAATGGCAGGTTAAAGAACTTACATTTTATCAAGGAAAATCACTAAGCGATCAGCGCCACTTTAAACGCAGTGAACATTGGCATGTAGTTGATGGTGTTATTAATATGTTCCTTGAAGATAAAACAGGCAGAAGAACTAGCACACTATTAACACCTGGAGACAGTATTGATATTCCTGTTGGCTGGTGGCACAAGGCAGTTAACATTGATAACAAAGATGCTAAAGTAGTTGAAGTTTGGATGGGTAAAGAATTAACCGAAGACGATATAGAAAGAAGAGATTAATGAAAGTATTTGTAGGATGGGACAGCAGAGAAGATATTGCATATCAAGTTTGTAAACATAGTATACTAAGCAAACAACCAGATGCAGAAGTAATTCCTCTAAAGCAAAACGAATTGCGTGAACAAGAATTATATTGGCGTGATGTAGATAAACTAGCAAGTACTGAATTTACATTTACACGTTTTCTTATTCCTGAACTTGTTGATTACAACGGTTGGGCATTGTTTATGGATTGCGATATGATCCTTACAACAGACATTAAAGAACTGTTTGACCAAGCAGACGACAAATATGCAGTTATGTGTGTGCAACATGATTATACACCAAAAGAAGGTATGAAAATGGATGGTAAACAACAGACTGTATATCCAAGAAAAAACTGGAGCAGTGTGATGTTAATCAACTGTGCTCATCCTAGTAACAAGACATTAACAAAAGAACTTGTAAACAATGCAGATACAACAGGTGCTTATCTGCATAGATTTAGTTGGTTAAAAGATGAAGAAATTGGAGAATTGGATCACACTTGGAATTATCTTGTTGGTGTTTACGATGACATTGATGTTCCAAACTTGATACATTACACTGAAGGCGGTCCGTGGTTTGAAAACTACAGAAATTGCGAAAAAGATAACTTATGGAAAAATGAATTATGGCAGATGATGAACTCATAGAAGACAAAAGATTTGCATTGATTACTAGTATGAATCTTCCATACTATGAGCATTGTGGAAAACTTATGATTAAAAGTTTTGAAAGATACTGGAGAGGTGTGAGTTTATATTGTTACAATGAAGGGTTTGCATTTAAAACAAAAAGATGGAAACATATGAATTGGTCTTTGGGTGCCGATTACGACGATTTTGTAAACAGATGGTCTACAGAAAATCGTAAAGTTACAACCTTTGGAAAAAAAGCATTTAGTATTATTCATGCAATGGAACACATTGATTGCGATTGGTTAATTTGGGCAGATGCAGATAGCGAAGCAACTGTAGATATGCCAACACAACTATTAGATATAATAACAGATGACAAGTATCTCAGCATACACTTTGGAGTAAAACATACAGTTGACAACAAAACATATTTTAGTTGTGAAACAGGATACTTTATGTTAAACAAAAATCATCCAATGTTTACTGATTTTAAAAATACTTACAAATCGATTTATGTAAATGATGATTATAAAAACTTACGAAGATTTTATGATGGTGAAGTTTACGGTGAAACTGTATTAAGATTACAGGAGCAAGGTGCAGAAGTATTAGACTTGAATAAAGGGTGGAGACACAAGACACCAATTCCACGTAGTGTATTAGGTCCTTACATTTCTCACTACAAAGCAGGTGTAAAAGACACAGTAAATTTTGACGAAAAGTTAGAAGAACTAGAATGATTTGTTTAAGTAAAAACGGAACCGATCCATTTATCAATGATTTTGCCCATGGTATTGGTGCTCCAATTGTTACTGAAGTTGAATACGATAATCCCGAACCTATAATATTTCGCAGCATTGCTAAAAAAGAAATGATCAATTATAGACTAAAACACGGTCTTGATTTTTATTATATGGATACTGGATATTTTGGAAATGATAAATCTCCAAAAAACGAAAGTGGCAAAAAGTATTGGGTGCGTATTGTAAAGAATGGATTACAACATAATGAAATAATTGACCGTCCAATGGATAGATGGGCAAAGAATTTTAATTATCCAATTAAACAGCAGAAACCCGGTTCGGGTAATCATATACTGTTGGTTCTTCCTAGTGAAAAACCTTGTAAATTTTATGATTTAAATCTTGATCAGTGGACTGAACAAACAATAAATGAAATTAAAAAACACACCGATAGACCAATTGTTATACGAGAAAAGGCACGCCGTGAAGTTAGATTAAACCACACAATTTACGAACAACTAGAAAAATGCCATGCACTAGTAACATTTCAAAGTATTGCAGCAGTTGAGAGTGTGTTATATGGAGTACCTGCGTTTACTCTTGCACCTACAGCAGCAGATCCTGTGTGTGATAAAGATTTGAGCAAAATAGAAACACCGACTTTGTACAACAAAGCAATATTACGTAGATGGGCACATCATTTAGCATATTGTCAATTTCATGTGAGAGAATTATTAAACGGTGATGCATGGAGGATATTACAAGAAAATGATCGTAACTAGTTTTCCAAGAGTTATTCCACCAAAAAACAACAGCACAGAAAAAAGTGATATTCTTAATTACTTTATACAAGGTGTAAAGCAGGTTGGCGACATAGGTAACATACATACTGGACCGAGTGCAATTGATACAGATGTTGCAGTAATACAAGGTTGGCAACATCAACGAGGCAAAACTGCACCGCATTTGCAACTTAGACAAGATATTATTGATAGACAATTGATGCGTAAAAAGTATGTTATTACAGCAGATAGTAATTTATTTTTGTACGCTAACGCTAGTAATCATCCTCACCATTATTTAAGATATAGTATTAATGGTGTGTTTCCTACAACAGGAAATTACTGTGACGATGTAATTGATCCAAACCGTTGGAGACAAATTAGTGTTGATTGTAATATTAGATTATCTGATACAATGAATAAAGGAAAATACATATTACTATGTTGTCAACGCAACGGTGGCTGGAGTATGGGCAACATGAAAGTTGTAGACTGGATTTATTCTGTTTGCAAAGAAATACGTATGCACAGCGATAGACCTATTTTAATTAGAGCACATCCTGGTGATAAAAGGGCACACGAATATTTAAAATTAACAGGATTACTTGCAACTATTCCTAATTTAAGAATATCAAGATTTGGCACACCGTTACAAACAGACTTAACGAAAACTTGGTGTGTTGTTAACCACAACAGCAGTAGTATTGTTGGACCGATTATTCAAGGATATCATGCGTTTATAACTGATCCAAACCGAAGTCAATGTAAAGAAGTTGCGCACCATGATTTTTCGCATATTGAAACACCGCAGAAATTTGATAGAGAACGTTGGTTACAACGTATTAGTATGTTTCATTGGAAGTTTGATGAATTAAAAGATGGAAGTGCCTGGCGCCATATGCGTAATTACTGCCAGTAAGGTTCGTAACGTTTAATACGCAAATCGTTTGGTTTGTTACTTTTGCCAATATCTTTTCTATCGCCTTTTAAGTGATCCATGTACTGACCTAAATCACTGTTAATAACAGGATGTCCTTCGCCATCTATAATACCACCACTGATGTTGTGTATTATACCTGTTGGATTTTTGTCGGCAATCTTTTTTCGTACTTCTTCAAACACAAAACTATCGTGCCATTCTTCCATTCTAAAAATACCATATTCGGCATGTTCGTATACATGTTCAAACTCTTGTAAAAATCGTAAGGCAATTTTGTTTTTTAAATTTATACCATAGAAGCCGCATTCAGGCCATTTCTTGCCTCTACCTAAATAACTTAACCAAGCACGGTCTGGTAAAAACTTTTTAAAACTTTCGTATGACCATTGTTGATGAATGTAACTGTCTGCATCCATCCAAACAATCCAATCTGCATCAGTTCGTTGTGCAGCATCAAATACTGCATATACTTTATTACTAAATCTAATTGCATCCCATTTGAATTCTTTGTGCCAATCTCTAGGACGTCTTGCCTTTATTTCAGGAGGACAAACACCGTTTGCTTTTGGAACATCTTTCCAGCGTTCTTTAAAAGCAACCAATTTTGGTAGTTCTGCTTTTTGATCTAAAACTTTTATTCTCGGATCATTTACTACAGGTTTGCAATCTTCTGCATACAGTAGCATTTCAATTTTTGGATCAACATTTGCACTAAAACTATCTAAAAAACGTTGCCCATATTTTTCTAGTGCTGGTTTATGAAAAGTGCTTACTACTGAAATTTTTGTCAAAGTCTTATCCTTGTTAAATACATTATAGGTATTTACACATGAGATTTAGTTTATTTAAAGAATATGGTGCAATGAACAGCAAGCCTGTGTTTGAAGCATTTGAACACAGTTTAGTAAGTGCTGGACACACAGTTACAGAAAGTGATATGCACGCCGATGTTGCTGTTATATGGAGCGTGTTGTTTAATGGACGCATGTCAGGTAACAAACCTATATGGGATTACTATACAAAAACAGGTCGTAAAGTTATTGTACTCGAAGTGGGTGGAATAAAACGTGGCACAACTTGGAAGGTAGGATTAAATGGTATTAATAGAGATGCTTACTTTGGCCCTGATATGGGGCACGATAGTGAGCGCAGTAATTTACTTGAACTCAAAGTAAAACCTTGGCGTAAAGACGGCGAGCATATTTTAATTTGTGGACAGCATGACAAAAGTTTACAGTGGCGAGATATGCCTCGTATGAGCCAATGGGTAATGAACACAATAGAAACAATACAGAAACACAGCGATCGTCCTATAGTTTTTAGGCCTCATCCACGTTGTAGATTAGATGCAATAGAACATCAGTATCGTAATGTGTATAGACAAGAACCGAGAAAGATAGAGGGTAGTTATGACGATTTTGATATGGGCTTTGATAATGTATTTTGTACTATTAGTTGGAGCAGTAATCCTGGGATACATAGTGTCATCAACGGGGTTCCTGCTATTGTTGGTCCTAGTAGTCTTGCTTATGATGTAGCAGGACATGATTTGAACTTGATAGAATATACACAAACACCAGACAGATTCAAGTGGCTTAACAACTATGCTTGGACTGAATTTACTGTAGAAGAAATAGCATCAGGTTTACCGCTGAAAAGATTGACAAGTAAACTTTAATCTGTTATAGTAAGTTTATGATTTACTTAGAAGATTTTTTAGAACACTATGTAGAAAAAATTGGTGTCAGCGACAACAATAGACAAATTCTTATGAGCATCAACAAGCAGTGTAAAAAAGGCACTGCATTAACTGATAGACAATATGCTTTAGTTAAAAAATGTTTATCTGAAGTTGATGGTTTAGAATTTACCGGCCTTGAACCTACAAGACAGCCACTACGTGAAATTGATCGCAGCAAGTATATTAAAATTGTTGCTACAGAAGATGTTTACGGACAAGATACAGTTTATGAATCTTATAAGTCGGACTGGAAGTGGATCAAGGTACGTTTTCCATTTGCTAAGAAAACAATAATGGATTTAGAAAGTGTTGCTAGTAAATGTAATAAATTTTACTTCCACAAAAAAGGATCTCATGAACACTTTTTTAAATTAAATGAAAAAACTATAAGTCTTTTGCTTGATGTTTTTAAAGACAAAGAATTTGAAATAGATTTAAAATTGTTGGAATATTATAATCAAATTGAAGATATAAAACAAAATCCTATAAACTATGTTCCAGGGTTTTGGTTTAATGATTTAACAAATTTAGATGATAATGCAGTACAGTATATTAAAAATCAAGTTCCTGATCTAGATCCAATAAAACTTTACGACAAACGGAATCAATTAGGTTTATCATATATTACTTGTGATGTTCCGTCGGGTGTTGTTGGAAAGATTATTACAAGACAGCAATCATTAATCAACATTGATCCTAAAGAATATTCTTTAGATAAAATTATAGAAGGTTTATATAAACTGGAAAGATTGCCTGTATTAGTTTTAGTTGATGCTGACAACGAGTTGGATCAAATGACAAAAGTATTCAATGCATTTAAACATACTGTATCTAATTTTGAACAAGTAGCCCTTTTTAGAGTAGATAATAATAACGAAGAATACAATGTTAACAATTTTATTGCAGATAAAGTATTAAATAATTGGCTTGACGAAAACACTAAAATAGTGTATATTAAAAAAGATAAATTACCAAAGTTATTGTTAAAAACAAACTGGAAGCCACAATCAGTATTAGAACTTACAGGTATTAGAGAGCATATGAATGTTTCTAAGTATGTTCAAGACATATGCGATCTAATTGTTTGTCACGACAATCAAGGAAGTTATTTTAAAAGGATTAATTTTGCCGACTTGTAAACTCATAATTGAAGACGAAGTAAACATCAAACTAGAAGGGCTAGATGTAGACGTTAGACGTAAACTTTCAAATGCTCTCAAGTTTGATGTGCCATACGCACGATATATGCCACAATATAAACTTGGACGTTGGGATGGTAAAGTTGCTTTCTTTGGCATTGGCGGCACTGGCTATGTCAATCACTTGGATACTATTGTTGAAGTGCTTGAAAAAAACAAAGTACAGATTGCGGATATCGAAGACAACAGACATCCTATTGATTTAAACTTTCCTACTATTACAGAACGCTATTGGGCTGACCAAGGTGTGTGCTGGCCTAAAGGACATCCTGCAGAAGGCGAAGAAATTATTCTGCGTGACTACCAAGTAGAAGCAATCAACAACTTTGCAAACAATCCTCAAAGTCTACAGCAGATTGCAACAGGTGCAGGTAAAACAATTACAACTGCTACACTATCACACATGAGTGAAAAGTATGGACGCAGTTTGGTTATTGTTCCTAACAAATCGCTAGTAGAACAAACAGAAGAAGATTATATTAACTGTGGATTAGATGTAGGTGTGTACTTTGGTGATAGAAAACAACTAGGCAAAACACACACTATCTGCACATGGCAAAGTTTAAACATATTAGACAAGCGTCACAAAGATGGTGCAGCAGTATTAAGCCTTGCAGAGTTCTTAGAAGGTGTAAGCACAGTCATTGTCGACGAGGTACACCAAGCAAAAGCAGAAGTGTTGAAAAACTTGCTAACACGCAACTTGCGTAATGCTCCTATTCGCTGGGGACTAACAGGAACAGTACCCAAAGAGAAGTTTGAGTTTGAAAGTATCCACGCAAGTTTAGGTCCAGTTATTGGTGAAATTACAGCAAAAGAACTACAAGACAAAGGCGTGCTATCAACTTGTCACGTAAACATTGTACAACTTATAGACACAGTTGCACATACAAATTATCAAGAAGAACTAAAATATCTAACTACAAACCAAGCAAGAATCGAATATTTAGGCAAACTGTTAAACACAGTAAAAGAATCAGGCAACACTCTAATACTTGTAGACCGCATCTCAGCAGGCGAGATGCTACAAGAACTTATACCAGGATCAACATTCGTAAAAGGCGATGTTAAACTAAAGGATAGAAAAGATGCGTATGACGA